GCGCGGAAAGCGTCGAGCACGGCCTGCACGTCCAGCCTGTACGGCCCGCGTCCATCGCGGCCCCAGAACGTCCCGGCTGGGATGAGGTGCACCCACTCGGAGACGTCGTCTGCCTCGACGTCTGGGGCGATCACTTGATAGTCCTGCATGGCTGTGTCGTACTCCATTATTGGGCGCTGAGTCAATCTGCCTCTAGCCATTCAGCCAGGACGTCCAAGACGGCGCTGCGGTCGTCGGTGCCTAGCCACTGGCCGTCCTGGCTGACGGGCAGGAACGGGCGTGCGGGGATATAGGTGCGGCGCCCGCCTGTCGTGATAGCCCCGCCGAACTGGTGGATGGCGGCGTAGTCCCTCGACGAGCCAACCGCCACCCAGTCTGGGCCAGAGGTGTAGTGGATGCGGCGGAGCTGCTGCGTCTCGCCGATGAGCGGCTTTTTCGATGCGGCGCGCGCCGCGCCTCGCTTAGTGAGGCGGCCATCGCGCCTGAAGCTACCCCGGAAGCGTGAGAGGTAGGCGAGGATGGTGGCCGGGGCGTTTGGCTTCCATGACGAGCCGTCTGGTGCCGTGGAGGTCTCGAATCGCCTGCGAGCGCGGTACATGAGCTCCTGGCCGATGTCGTGCATCACTGGGGAGAGGTCCTGCACTCGCTTGTTGAGGCGGTCGAGCGCGTCGCGCAAGTCCTTGTCGTTGATGGTTATCTCGATCATGGGGCGGCCTCTCGCCTCAATAGATGCGGCAGAGTTTGCCAGTGCTGTCGTGTGTCGGATAGTGCCCGGGTTCGGGCAAAAGCGCCTTCAATTCCTCTGGCAGGTCGATATAAGGGTGGCCGACATACAGATAGACGGCAAAGTCCCGCGGGCTCGCAAGCGGATGCTCTATCCTGGCGGAGATTGCGCTCCACGGCGCGCTCATCCACCCGCGAGAATCTGGATCTCGCCCTTGTTGCTCGCGCTCCCACGCTGCGATCCTGCGCAGCCAGACCTCGGCGCCGGGACCGGTGATGGTGTGGCGGTCGAAGTCCACGCTAATCGACGTGTCGATGCCGTCATTGACGAGGCGGAGCGATAGTGTCTGCATAGTTATGGACGATAGCGCAGCAGCGCGCCAATGGCAAGGTGCAGCAGGTCGCGGTCTCTATGCATCATCTCGGTTAGCATGGCGTTCGCCATTTCGTCCTCCCCGAGGATCGCCTGGTATGTCATCGCGAGGACCTCCCGTGCTTCTCCATGAGCATCCGCGGAATACTCGGAAGATAGATATTCACGCCCGAAATACCAATGGATGTAGTTGTCCTTGCGTGCGTATTCGCGGCTGCCGTGCTCGACAAGCGGGTCTGACGCCGTGCGCAAGCGATGCAATCGCTGAAACATCCGATCGAGGCCAGGCAGCCTGCTCTGTAGAAAGTGGCAGAACTCGTGCTCGGCGGTCGATGATCCGTCTGTTGTGAGCTCATACGTTGCGAGCGAAAAGGACCCTCTGCCATTCGCGATGTTGACCGTCGCGCGCACCTGCCGCATGCGGGCCACCCAGTCCGCGGGCAGCTTTGCCGCCACTCGCGCCGCGATGCGCCGCATCTTTGTGGTCTGGCGCGCGGCTTTCGTCTCCTGGGACGGCGCGACGCTGAGCTTCCCTCCAAACTGGCGCGTCTTGCGGATCGAGTCGAGCAGGTGTCGCCGAAAAATCTCGGGGAACCCGCGACTAATAGCCTCGCTCAGCGGCCTTCCGCGCAACGAGATCACCGGCACCAGCTCCCGGTCGTCTGGCAGCACCGTCTCAAGCAGGCCATCAAGCGCGGCGCGGCCGGCCTCTTTGAGGTTGGAGATTGCCCTGTCGAGCACATCGTCGGCGTCGATGTTGGCGGCGCGTGCCATGTCGTCGGCGAGCCTGCCCGGCAGATGTATCAGCTTGCGCTCGATGGCCTGCACGACGTCCGACGTCCCGCCCGGCATGTAGTCCCACCCCTCATCCACACCCGGCAGCCGCCCCTTGGCGTCGCGCACGTCCCAGCCTTCTGGCGGTGCGGTATAGCCTGGCTTGCCGCCCAGCCGGGCCGCGCCCTCGGCGGATCGCGCCCCCACCACGTAGCACGAGCACCCCCACGCCGACGGCGGGTAGTGGGTGCGCCAGAACGGATGGTCTGGCGGGAGCGTGAGCCCGTCCCAGGCGAGGTGCTGCGGCCTTGGGTCGAGGCTGCCACCATGGCGGTACACCCACAGCGGGTATCCGGCGGCGCGCAACTGGGCGAGCCGTCCTGCGGCATAGCTGGTGGATAGATTGGTGCGGTAGATGACGCGAGTGCGCCATGCGTATCCTGGGCCGCCTGGCGCGTCTGGCGTCTCGCGGTCGTCGCCGGTCCAGCCCTGCCACCCATGGCGGCGGACAATCTCGCTGAAGCGGGTGCGGAAGGCGTCTAGGCTCTCGCCATCGGCAATGGCCTTGTCCACCGCGGCGGCAAGATCGGCGAGCAGGTCGACTTTGGCCGCGCCCGCCACCATAAAGGCGCGGTCGTGCGCCGAGCGCATGATGTCGCGCCATGTCGCCGTGGGGACCAGGTTGCCGAGCTTGCCGCGGAAGAATGCGACCTGCTCGTCGAACGGGCGGCGCAAGACGGCGGCGATGTCAGGCGTGGCGGGCATAGTGGCGCTCCCAGTCGTCGCGGCAGGCCGCATCGCACCAACGCAGCTGCTCGGTTAGCGGCTCGCCGCACCATAGGCACCGGCCTGTCGGGGATGGCCCCGCAGGGTAGCGCACCCGCAGAACCGCCTCCAGCTCGATGCGGATGACCTCGTCGGCCAGGTCTGCGATGTCCATCAGTCCGACTCCTCCAGAACCATGCTGCGCCCGGCCAGATCCGCCGCGGCAAAGCCCATCGCCATCACCTCGGTCAGCTGGTCGTCTGGGAGGTCGCTGAAGGCCGCCAGCAGCGCATCGCGCAGAGCGGGCAGGCTGTCCGCCTGCTCCACGATCTGCCGCACCCGGTCCATGATGGCCGTCCATGCGGCCTCGGCCTCTATCTCCAGGCGGTCGGCCTGCAGCGTCGGGATGTCCGGCGCGCCCTGCGCGTGCGCCGCGCAGCCGCAGCGCGTCGTATGCAATGCGTGCACGGCCTGTGCCGCTGGCGCATCCTGCGGCAAGGCAGGCGCCCCCAGCACCGGCTCGCCCTCGGCCGCCTCCGGGATGCCGAACCGCTCCCGCACCCACCACTGCGGGATGGGCATGCCGGCCTGGGAGAGCTTGACCACCTGGTCGGCCAGCGCCGCCATATCCTCCGGCTCCTCCACGCACAGCGTAAGGATCGGCAGCGGCGCATCGTCGCCCAGGTTGAGCCGCACGATGGGGGCGATGAGGTCGCGCGCAAGCGTGGCGGCCAGCGCCCGCGCGTCGGCGCGCAGGATGTCGGCGCGCACCTCTGCGTGCACCCTGGCCTGCGCGAGGCTGCCCGACGAGCCGTCGTCCGTGGTCATGGTCTGGCCGAGCACGGCCTTGCTCACCTGCCGGTCGAGGTAGTCGATGAGCGCCAGATAGAGGTCGGCGGAGGCAGACTTGCCCCCGGCCTCGATGAGCTCTAGCGCCATCTCTTGGGGGATGACGGCGGCGGCGTCGCTACCGAGCGAAAAGACGGCCTGCTTGAGCACGGCCACGTCGTCCGGCGTGGCGCCGTGGTGGTACTTCCCAAGGCGTATTGGTTGGCCAAACAACTCGGCAAACCGCGCCCAGTCGCGCATCGCATAGGATTTGAACACCCAGGCCCATAGGGCTGAGCGGGCCACGCCGCCCAGGAGCGGAATGCCCGCGTCCACCGGCGGTGCGTGCACGATCATGCGGTATGGCGGAATCTCCGCCCCCTCCGCGCTGCCATCCACCAGGCGTAAGATCCGCCCGGTGTCGCTGTCGAAGCGGAACCAGTGGGCCTCGCGAGGGGCGATGAGCTTGGGCAGCCAGGTGTCGCCTGACGTGTCCCAGACGATCTCCGCCACGGCGTAGCCCTTAGCGACGGCGTCCATTAGGTGGGCGATGAGTGATGGCATGTCCACGCCGTCGATGGCTGCCGTGACCAGGTCTGCTGCGCGCTTGGCTACTGGGGAGTCGTCCCAGGGCTGGACGTCTATGGGGAGCCCTGCGACGGAGAGTGTGCGGGTCTGGAGCACGGCGCGGTAGTGGAGGTCTTTTTCACGGATGTCATCGGCGGCGAGCAGAAAGTCGTGCGCATCGCCCATGGCCGCACGGCGCAGGATGTCCGCCACGGTGGCGGGGGTGAGGCTAGCGAGCGGCCGCCACTGCCATACTGAGCGCATCCCTAGGAGCGATGGGCGCGCTATCTCGCGTGTGAGGTCTTGCACGTTTACCACGCTACCTCCCTATCGGCGCGGCTTGCCACTGGGTCGTATTGGTATCTGATTGCGGAGCCTAGCGCCGCAAAGGCGTAGCTCGCCGCGTCCACCATGTCGTCGTGAGCGCTGTCCGGGAACGCTAGCAACTCATCTCGGAATGCTGCCGGGCATCCGGACGGGTCGAGCCGCACCATGCGCTGCTCGAAGCGCGTGAGCAGCGGCGCAAAGCGTGTCACTTTATCACGGTCGGGCCGCACGCCGCGAACCGGTAGCGTCGTGGTGCGGGCAAGCTCCTGCACCACGGCGGCCTGGTACTGTGTCTGCTCGATGGCGACGATGGACGGGTTGTGCCGCGCGGCCGCAGCCTTGATGCGCGTGAGCACCTCGTGAAAGCCCGCGCGGAAGCGCTCGACCTCCTTGACGTACACGATGCCGGATTCCGGCTCGCGCGCCATCGCGACGATGGCGGTGTAGTCCGCGCCGTCGCGCTCGGAAATCGCGAGGTCCACCCCCAGTACCGGGCGCAGATGCGGCTGGCACTCGCCCATGACCAGCATCTCGGGCTTGATGAGGCCGCCACCGAAGGTGACGAACTCGGCCAGGTACTCCTGCCGGAACACCAGCTCGGGCAGCTCGCGCTGCTTGGTCTCGATCTCCTCGGGACGCAGGTGCGGGTTGGCGGTGCTGGGCATGTGAAAGCTCTCCCAGTCCGGGTAGGCCGGGTCGCGCCCCCGCTGGAAGATCTCGTAGAAATAGTTCATGCCGTTGGGCGTGCTGATGAACCACGCCTGCCCGCGATAGTCGGTCAGCGTCGGGCTGATGGCCCGCTCCCAGG